AACGTCAAGCCCCAGCAAGCTGGGATTTGTGGGCATGTCTCTGGGTCTGCATCAAGAGGGTTGGCCTCTTGACTAACAGGAGAACTAGGAAATGACTAACGTATCTAAATTGGCTCAACTTAAACTAGAAGTTATCAACTATCATGCTACAGACAAGCCATCAGCTGACGGCCCAATCATCAATGATAAATTCCTTATCGGCTTAGGACGCGATGCTTGCTACACATCGAACAACAGTCTCGCCTTCAAGAAAAAGCAGATTGCTGATTCACTCGCAGAGTACGACATCGCTGTAGACGAGAAGAACACATACGCTATGGAGCGGACAGAACGCTGGATCAATACACTTCTGCCCGAGCTAGAAGAGCTTCAAACTCGTCACGATGCAGACTGTGAAGTCTTCGCTGCACTGACAGGAGGTGAGGTCTGGACACCTAACAAGCGCCCTGCACCTAACAAAGCTGCCAAGCCAGCCAACTTCAGCAAGCTCAGAAACATGGTGGCGTAAGTCACCAACTGAGAGGAGCTTCGGCTCCTCTTAACTCTATCAACTCTATCAACAAAGGGGCTTCAACATGGGCGACCATGAGGACAAGCTAATCTTCATCATGTACCTCGCGGTTGTGGTAATTTCTGTAATAGGTTTCGTTGCGCTGGGCTAACCAAACCTATGAATGAATTCATTCTAAATGTTGCAGAAAGTGTCCGACCATATAATGTAATGGCTAAACTTTAAATAAACTTACAAGGAGAACACAATGGACATCATTAATACATCAGCGTTCAACGCAGCTCTGATCGACCTCATTCATCAAGTTGTAGAACAAGAGCTTAAAGATAGAGAGGCTCCATACTTTGATATCACAGAGCATGAGTATGAAATCAATGATCTAATTCATACAGCACTATCAGGTGCAAGTATAAGCATCGACCTTTAGGAGAACAAACAATGCTAGACTTTCAATCCAACAGCTACAACTTTCCAGTGGAAGAGCAGCCAGTATTTACTCAAGACGGTGAGCTTATCCCAGATCACAAGTGCATCGTACGCACAGACACAGGCAAGACACTAGGCTTGCATGGATCACGCTATCGAATGATACCGCACGATGATGTAGTCAACTCAATCCTTGACGGAGTTAAAGCAAGCAAGCTGACTAGTGACTATGAGGTTAACGTAGATGTAATCGAAGATGGCCGTAAGCTAAGAGGTGAGATCATCTTTCCTGATCTTGTGCAGCAGCCAGCAGTAGGTGACTACGTTCAGTTCCGTGTCAGCTTCTTTAATAGCTATGACGGATCATGGTCCTTTTCTCAGCAAGCCAATGGTTTCAGACTGTTTTGCTTGAATGGATGTACAACACCAGATGCTATTGCGAAGTCACGCTTCAAGCACACAGCATCAGTCAACGTGGACGGGAGCGCTGCCAAGATCATAGGTGGCGCCGAACATTTCATGGGACGCAGCAAGGAGTGGCAGTCATGGATGCAAACACGATTGAACAACGATCAGGTCGAGCAGTTCTTTCGGTCAACCATATGCAAGGTAGTAACCAAGCAACAGCAAGTGACCAAGACAAACGAGAAGCAACTTGAGAATCTTATCTCAGGTTGGGATCGTGAGAAAGCAGATCTCGGTTGGAACAAGTGGGCATTGTATAACTGCCTGACACATTGGGCTACGCATACTAATGACCTCAAGTCACCACAAATTGCACGTTACAATCGCGAGATAGCGATCAGCAATGCAATGAATCACAAACTGTTTACCTCAATGATAGGTGAGAACGTAATCTAAGGAGAACACAATGCGTATGTCACGACAACACTTTGAGTATCTAGCAGATACATTAGGGCCACTTGTACCGTGGCCCACTCACCTTCATAGCATTGCAGATGAACTTGAGAAAACTAATCCAAAGTTTGATCGAGATAAGTTTATCCGCAGAGGCACAGCTGCATGGGAAAAAAACTATGTAGCCCCAATTGTAGAGGATGAAATACCATACCAATGAAACAGTACAGAACCACAGTGGCTTGCAAAGAATGTAGTGGTGATGGCTTCATTGAAGTGGAGTCAATGCCGGTAAGGACATCATACAACGATGCACCTGAACCATACTTTGAGTCAGAACCATGCGACAACTGCAACGGATCAGGAGAAATCGAAGTCTGGGATGTTGACTTCGACGAATAGATTGCTGCATTAATGCGGCATGAAATCGTATCTTGAAACAATAACTGAACAAGCGGAGACAGCTAACGTGTCTCTGCTTAAAGCATTTAGTCGCGCTAATATTCCACGTTCTACCTATTACAGAACCATAAAGAAAGATACGGAGTTGAGGTTTTATACTGCGCTGAGGATAAGTCATGCCATCGAGCAAGTTAGACAAATACAAGACGCCGTTAAAAATACCAAAGAACTACGAGCTAATGGTGGAAATGTTGAGCGCCGCTCGATCAAAGCAAAAGTTAAGTCAAGAAAAATTAGCTTATAAAATAGGATGCACAGAATCCTTAATACACAAGTGGGAAACACACAAACGAATACCCTCTGGCTTTATGCTCAACTGTTGGTTGGATGCTTTAGGCTATGACATCACGATCACTAAAAGGTAAAGCAGCTATATGCGTAGCTTGCCAAGTGGCAACACATTTCTTTGTAGCAATACTTAAAACAAACAGTGGTCGCTCAATGGAGAAGCACTGGTTCATTTGCATGAGTTGTTATGTGAATGACAAATGGCAAGAGCCAACATCAAAGACAAAACCAAACAAGAAACGATTGAAGAAACCTAGCGTCAAGCTACAGGCTGGCGCGTGGGAATCTAGCATCGAGTCAAACGCAAAGCCACCAACCGACTGGTAAGGAGAATGACATGCTCATCTATGGAATCGACCCCGGATTTACAGGAGCAGTCAGCATATATGAAACAGAAACAGACAGCTTAGTTATCTACGATATTCCAGTAGTCCAATCACCAAAGGGTAAGACATTAATTAACTTACCTGAGTTGCTTTCAATCCTATCCAACCAAAGAAACAAGCCAGCCTTAGCTGTGATCGAGCGTGTAAATGCTATGCCGAATCAAGGTGTTAGCAGTACATTCAGATTCGGACAGGGCTTTGGTCAGTTAGAGATGGGGATCGTTGCGTCAAAGCTACCTATAAAATACGTGACGCCACGTCAGTGGAAGAAATACTTTGACCTTTCAAGAGACAAAGGTGAAAGTAGAAGACTAGCGAAGCTCTGCTTCCCTAACCATGCACACTATTTCAAACGAGTTAAAGATGACGGACGAGCAGAAGCCGCACTCATTGGATTGTATGCAAAAGAAAACTTAGTCTAAGGAGAACACAATGACTATAAAACAAACAGATGAAATCAAAGCGTATCTCAAGCAAGGCTATCGCATCACAGCAATTGATGCACTGCAAACATTCGGATGCTTTAGATTAGCAGCGCGAATCAAAGACCTCAAAGACGAAGGCATGGAGATCGACAAGGTAATGGTCAAGACTGCTAGCGGTACTCGCATTGCACAGTATTACAGCCCATCGAAGGTACGAACATGAGTCGCGCACATCCAATAGCTTATACGCTCAGAGTCGAAGGGATTATATTCAGGGACATTACGATTGTCTCTGACTCCCTTGCCAACGCAGAGCGCATAGCCAAAGAAGAATTTATAAATGAACTTAAAGGTGACGATCAAGTAGCAGTTACCCTTATGGATGTAGGTAGACCATGACATATAAAACAACGAAGCTCAGTGATGCAGCAAGACCATCTGTATGGGACGCTCATGTTAGTAAAGCAGCAAGCTCTCCGGTCATGGCCCGTGAGTACAAGAAATCTGGCTATGTGTTAGACAGCGATAAGATTATTGCGCAGCGTATTCGTAATGGCGAAGCAGTAGGTGACACCTACCTTAGAGGCAAAACTAAAGAGCGCCTCAAGAAATTCCAACACCTCAGCGAAGAAGACTTTGAGAAGTACGGAAAGTACGAGTGACGTTACGTCACTTCGTATTGCCCAAGTCGCACATAAGCGATAGGCTAGTATCAGATAACAAAGGAGAACAACATGGAACGCAAGGGTTTCATAGGTGGTTCCGACTGCGTAAAAATAATGCAGGGGAACTGGTTGGAGTTATGGCAGGTCAAGACAGGCAGAGTTGAGCCTGAAGATTTGTCTCGCAACATCGCTGTGCAGATGGGTGTTTACACTGAGGACTTTAATCTAGGATGGTTTGCCAATGAGTATGACTGCACTCTGACAGGGTTTCAGAAATCATTTGAAGAAACGATTGGATCAGTCCCGGTCAAGGGTACAGTAGATGCTATAGTTGGTGACTCTATCGAAGACTCTATCGTAGAAGCCAAGCACACCAACGCTTATAATACTTTGGATAAAGTTATCGAGTATTACATGCCGCAACTGCAACTGTATATACATTTAGCCAAAGCTAACGGAGCTCACATATCTGTTATCTTTGGCAACAACAAATGGGAGTCGGCTCATGTCAGGCGGAACGAAGAGTATTTCAATTCTATGTGGGCAGTGGTGTCGGACTTCTGGGGTTACGTGCTTCGCAATGAAGAGCCAGTTGGTAATGACCAGCCGATACAACTTAGCATTGACAAGGTGTCGGTGGACAACATGGTCAAGCGCAACGCCACAAGTGACAACCAATTTGTGGACGCCGCTATTACATACATAGAAAACGAAGCAGCAGCTAAGACATTTGAGTCAGCCAAAAAACAAATCAAAGACATGGTTGGCGACAATGAGCGTGAGGTTTACTGCGATCAACTCACAGCTAAACGAGATAAACGCGGAGCCATCCGCATAACAAGGAGAACAACATGAGTGATACAGCAATCAAGGCGCTACTCAAAGCGCAGCAAGCTATGGAAACGGTAAAGAAAGATAGCGTGAACCCACACTTCAAGAACAAATACGCTTCTCTTGATGCAGTAATTGACGCTACGTCAAGCGTGTTCCAAGACAACGGGTTCGTAGTCATGCAGCCTTGTGGCCGTGACGAGTTGGGTGTGTATGTAGAAACAAAGCTACTTCACACTTCAGGAGAAGCCTTCTCAAGCAAGGTTTACTTAGTCTTGAGTAAGCAGGACATGCAGGGATTAGGCAGCGCCATAACCTACGCTAGACGCTACGGCTTGCTAGGTATGGCTTGCCTTGCAACAGAAGATGATGACGGCAACATAGCCGCCAAGCAATCGAGCGGTGTTCAAGTCACGAAAGGATTAACATCGGGAGATACATCCGGACCGGGCGGGTGGTAAGAATTGCAGAGGGTTAAAGTAGTATGGGTTCCTATCCCCGGTTTCAACTATCTTTAATTTTGCAGCATGAACGGGGTGGCATGTTCTGCGAACCACCCCACTAACTTAATCAAAGGAGCCAGAAGCATGGCAGAACAATACGACGACACTAACCGAGGCGCAGCCTTCACCCCATTCCCTACGCAGCAGATGATCCTGCAAGGCAAGCTCAACGTCGAGGGCGCAGATAAAAAGGTGATGCTAGTACGCGATCAGACCCGTGATGGTAAGCAGATCATTGAGGTCTACGAAAAAGCAGGAACCTTCTTTGAGAACGATAAGAAAGGGAACGAGTCAGCGCCTGATTACAGTGGCCCATTTGGTGACAGCAAACGCCTTGCCGGATGGAAGAAGATGAAAGATGGTAAGCCTTATATGTCATTCCAAGTGAGCGACAAGATGTCGGGAGGCGCAGCGCCAGCAACCGACCCCTTGCAAGGTGATGACATACCGTTTTAGAAAGGAGGTGTTCTCCGACAACTGGGGCAGTCTTAGGGCTGTCCCTTTTTTAACTAATAAGAGGCACACATGCAGAAGTCAGACATAAGCAAGTGTATCAACGCAGCGGAGATGGGACTAACTCAACGCGAAGCATCAACCTTACTTGATATACCATATGCGGAAGTACAAAGACTAACCAAAAAATATGAAATTAAATTTGTATGTCCAAGGAGAAAAGCAAATGAGAGAAGAAGGGAAGATCGCCTTAAAAAGAGCAGTCCATCGGCTGAAAACCATGGTGTCAATAGCGGACAGCAAGCAGCGNCACAACCTAAAGCAAGAACTAGAAGAAATAAAAGCACTGATACAGATAGCGCAAAAAGAATAGACGAGATCTACAACAGCAAGNTACCAAGGACAGAGAAGTATGAGCTTATCTATGCAGAAGCGTGGCGTAGCTTTGAGCAGAAGATGATCGACCTAAAGATGCGACCAGCATTTCCTGAACAAAAAAAATACACACCTGAGACAGCAACAAGTTCTTCAATCAGAAAGCAACGGGAACAATCTATAGCTAGGCGTCAAATGATAATGTCCTGCTTCAGTAAAAAACAAACTAGAGTAGCTGAAGATATAAACAGAGAAACTAAACTAGGACTCCGTATAGCTAGCCAGATGCTAGACCTCATGTACCGGGACGGAGTGCTTGCTAGAGAACGAGTGCAGGTAGGCACTAATAAAAAGAACAGTATCTATCATTACAGCAGAAAGTAATCGTGTGGGTGGCCGTTGATTTGAATGTTGGCACATTTGGTAGCAACGTCACCTAGGTAAACAACCGCCCCATTGGGACAAAGCGATTTGTATTGTGATGAAAGCCACCCACTCGAATCTTATAGAGCTAACTCAAAGTGAGGTCCATCAATAAATGGCCTACGACCCTGCGATCTACGCAAATCAATGTAACTATTCATTGCATCTTCCATGTTCCCCTCACTGTACTGAGCAATGTTCGGTACACTCCATGCTGCACCCCAACGAATAGGGACATCTACCTCACGCGCCGCCTCTGACATAGCGTCAGCAATCTCGTCATAGAGATTGAGTTCCCATCTGCCGCCATCAACGTAAGCCATAAGATCAACAGCCAATCCATCAATATGCTTTGACTTCATTGTTTGACTTGCACCCTTAGCAACCAATACTCTTTGCTCCTCGATGGTGCGCAGCCCACAAATCACAGAGAAGTCCTGCTTAGTTACATTGATTGCATACTTAACAACAGCAACCATGCGTTCATCAACACCGATCAACCTATCAAGGCTGCGCTTACCTAACTTATAACTCATTGTTTGAATCCTCTCATTGTACGAATACCAAAGCTCGCGGCTATACTGGCATAACAACTCCATTGAAACCACTGAGGCGCAGCTTCAATATTAGCGAAGCCCTCCTTCATATAGGGCTGAAGCGGAGGCACAAACGAACACACAATTATAGCTATGAAAGCTATAGTCCACGCCTCATCTTTCCATGAGTTGTTGCTTGCTTGTATCGCAGCCTGTTCCCAGCCAATCTCACCAGTGGCAATCTTCATTTTCGTTTCTGCCTCTGCCTTCTTAACAGCAGTCTTCCCATCAATGTAACTGGCAGCTAATCCACCAAGCGATCCTATGATTTGACCAATCATTTCCTAGCCTCCATTGCATTGAATCCAAAGTAACCAACAACTACACCACTAGCAGCTACCACATACACGCTTGCGATGTCAGCAATAAGATTAGCAGCAGTGTCTAAGCCCAACGCAGAGGCGCCTACAATAGCGAAAGGGTAGAGCAACATACCAGCAGCGCAAGCCATAGTTAAACGGCGCTGTGTGTCTCGCTTTGCGTCAGCGTCAGAAAGCTCACGCCAACGATCCTCAAGCGCTAACTTCTGCCACTCGACCTCATCTATAGTGCCATCCTTATTTACGTCATACTTGTCAAACGTCATTTTCTAAACTCCTAGCGTAGTTAATAGCGTAGTGCTTATGATGCGTAATGATAACAACCCTGCCCTCTTTGTTATACACAACATAGTTGCCCTTCTTATTTTGGTATAACCTCAAAGCAATAGACCGTTGTTTGACTGGTAGTTATCAATACTTTTGCATCCTCAAGAGCTTCTCTACACTCGTTCTCAGTGGTAAACTGATTGAGTTGATAATGCTCAATGTTGTTATTCATAACTTGAAACCAAACTAAGAACCACATCACCACTTCCCCTGATAGCGCCCAAGATAATAGAAGCCTGTCACAATCCCAGCCGCAGCAATGGCAAATATAAAAGTGCCGAGAACAAAGTTGATAGCGCTGTCTATCATCTCTTGCTTTTTGTAAGCCTCTTCCTTGCGGATGCGGCGCATCTCACCTTCGATAGCAAGCACCTCTTCCCACGCAGAAGGGCCATACGTCCAAGAGATATGATCTTTAATCTCCTTGCGCATGGCTTCCATCTTTTTCTTTTGAGCAAAGATCTCAATAGCATTACTGCTATTGTCTGACATCATCTTGTAGAACGGAGGGTTTTTTGTTTTGTCTTCAGCATACTGAAAATCAGAAAAAGCGGCTCCCCATTTAGCTAGGGTTCCGCTCATTTCTTGGATGTCTTTGCCAGCACTAATGCCCTGCTTGAGAATATTAAAAGCCGATGTGGCTAGACCGACCGCTGTTACCGGGTCAATCATTTTGTCAGCCCATCTTTGTCAGCACGGCAACTAAGAGTGCAATGATAAAGCCCGTTGTGCCAATCATGATTGCTTCCATGCGCTTAACGCGGCCAAACAGATCTTTGAATTGGATTCGCATTTCTGTTTGCATAGCAATCACCTCTTTTTCAATGCCGTCTATCCGCTCATGC